CTCAGTTTAAAAGAACCAGTAAGATCATCTAACAATCAGCGTTTCTGGACTGACGAGTATGAACACGACGGGAAACGTTACGACATAATCACTGGTGTCGACAACGATCCGGTGTTGGAAGAAGTCGGCGATTAATATCCCCACTTAGTTGGTTTAACTACTGCCAGGCTCGATTGCAGGCTATTCTGTGTTGTAAGTCTTTGTGCAAAATTCAGCGCAGGCATTTGAGTTCCTGTTCCAGCTAACCAACTATTTGCCGCAGCCTGGGGCTGACCTACACTCGTAGTTGTAGTCTGTTCGTTTAACGTGCCTTGTTGATACAAGTAGTTTGTTCTTATAAGGCCGCTTTGAACCACTTGTTCAGCACTACGTGGATTACCATAGTCGCCATTAACCATAATATTTGCTTCTAACTGTCGACGTGGAGTGTTTCTTTCGTCTGCGGCAATAAATCCTGCGGCTCTATCCCATTGCCCAGTTCCGTATAAAGTAGTTAAGGATATTTTTTCTCTACCGACATACGCATAGCTAACATCGCCTACTTCATTGTGCATACTAATCAAGCTGTCGAACTGTCTTGGTGTAACTTGCGTTACACCTGCGCTGGTTAAAGTTTGTCGGACTGCTATTTCACTCCTACTAATGTCTTGGGATAATAGTTGCTCGCTTTGTGCTACATTTATTCCGTTATAGAAGTTTTGATTTGGGACGCTGTTGCGGCCTGTTGCAGATATGTCCTGCTGTACTTTCATTTCAGCCGTAGGCGGTAAACCATAGCCAAATATATTAGCTATACGTAATGCTTGTTCAGTAGGTATGCCTTTGGATTTTGCATCGTCAATAACTGCTAATCGTTGATCAGGAGTTAAACTTGGTGTCGGCGGAAAGTCTGCATTTGTACCTTGGCTTTGGGCGGCTTGTAATCTAGATAAAGTATCTGCTTGTAATGCTGCCAGTTCTTGTTGTTTTTTAACTTTGTAATCTTCAGCATCTTTTCGTTGCTCGGCAGTGGTATTAACTGTTTGACCTGTTAAGGTTTCATAGTTAGATGTTGGACCTTGGGCAGTGGATTCTGTAGGCGTTACCGAAGTATTCAATTCACTAGCTTGCTTATTTGTAATAGGCAACGGGCTTCCATAACCGCCGCTTAGGCCGTCGCCATCTTCGTATGGATAACCCCTGTACTCGTTTTGATCTCTTATTACATCTTTTATTTGTTCGCTGGCCACTGCTTGATCTACTGGAACCGGTTGTGTACTAGGATCACTTGGACTGTCTTCGCTGCCTTGGATGGGAAGTCCGTGTTCTCCTGGTGCTGGTTCTCTTGCAACCTGAGTAGGTGCTGGATCACTTTTCATTTGACGAGTACCTGGGCCGGAAGGATTAACTGATCCGCTATGACCTTTCCAGGGTTCATGTTCTGGTACTACGGGCATAATCGCTTTGGTCACACCTTTATTTGCCACAAGGTTATAAGCATATGGAGTAACTGCATCAGGAGCACTTGGACCATTCATATGAATGATTGCGGCTTGTTCGATATAGTTACCTGTTACCTTAGTGCTGGCTTCGCCGCTAACAGATTCTCTTAAGTCGCCTGTAACTACTGTGTTTAAGCCGGCACTGTCAAAAACCATAGACGTCCCGTTGCCTTGTAAATTAATACTGTTTACGGCTTGAATATTAACATCGTTACCAGCAAACATGTTTATGTTTGTTTCACTGCTTACGCTGATATCATTAGCGGCATAAACGTGTATGCGGCCATCAACACTCATTTCGATCCAGTTCTTACCATCACGACTCATTACATATACATGGCCTACACTATCGTCTAACATCAACTGTGTACCACCAACTGTGCGTAATCTAATCATGCGACTGTTACCGTCTTTGTCGCCGTCGTCCATGACAAATTGGTGCTGACCAGGAGTTAAAATACCAAATACTTTACTAGGGCTTTCTCTTTCTGCTCCGCTGGTAGTAATACCACGTAACTTATCTTTAGCAAGGCCTTGCTTTTCTAATTTCTTTTGTAGTTTATGTTCTACTTTTAAATCAATATCCGGGTTGGTATCTTTTCTGTTTTTATTTGTTCTAGTCTTGTTATCACCACTGTGTGTTTTGCCCGCTGGCAATCCCGGTATAGGGCCTGTAGTACCTGTTTGATAAATGCAAGCAAACCAATATCCTAGATCTAATCTTCCGCTGGCAAAAGTTACTAAAACTCTAGCATCAATATCTGGGGGTACTGCCCACAAGCCATAGCTCTTAATAGTATCGTCGTAGGATTCCACATTAGATCCTTGATCGAACATACTTGTGCTACCGCCAAATGGTGTAGCATAACTTACAGTGATCCAACGATCTTCATCTTCAGGGTTGCCGCCAAAATCTTGTATCCATACTTTTAGACGGCCCATGTTTTGTACGTCTTTGTTGTCTTTGACTGTGCCGATATAAACACCAACACTGCTGGCTTGACCATGAGTTTTGTCTGTATTAGTTGTATGTTGCGTTTGAACGTAACGTATACCGTTTGGATTTGCTACTGGCATATTATTTCCTTGGTCCTTGTGCAGTTAGCTTCGAATTGCTTTGCGATTTAATATAATCTAACTGTTGTTGTGTTGTATATGTTACTGGTTGTGTACCTGTAGCTTTGTATTGTCCAGTTAGGCTATTGTAATCATATGATGTTTGCTCCGTAGGTAACAAGTATCTGTCAGGTAGTTTAGTACCGCCTGCGCTGGTACTACCCACTGGGACACCTACTCCATAGTTGTAATATTCGTGCTGGGCACGCAGGCCGTCTTCTAAAGTAGGATATTGATTATATCTACCAGTCTTGACATCGTAGCCTAGACCGGCTGGATTGTTCAGTGCCCAAGACCCAGGTCGCTGTGTATTGCCACGGCGCCAATCTTCTAGGCCACCGTCACCTGCTTGTGCAGCCATTGCGTCTGCACTATAAGGACGATATTTTGTAATAGGATTTTCTGTAGTTCCCTGATATGTTTTTGTTGTAACATCATTTAGTGCTTGGAAATAATTCTTCTTATCATTTTCCCATTGTTCTTGTGCTTTTTTGTAAGCGGCTTCTTTGCTATAACCTTCTTTTACTAACTCGTCTGCGTAGGCAACGGGATTTCTAACCGGTGGCAAATCTGTTTTTCTTCTTTCTAGATCGTACCTTGTTCTCGCTGTCATTATATCTTCGTCGAGACCTGTGGCTATTTTATTTGGAACACGACCTGCGGCGCCCATTCCTTGTTCACCTGTAAGTGACCCAACACCTAATCCATTGGCTTGGTCTTGTCGTTCAGTGTTGGCTTTAATTCTATTTTCTTTCATATCGTCGATGGCACGACGATCGCTTTCCAAAGCACTCTTAACAAACGTTTCCCACGTAGTATCAGTTGGACTACCTTCTGCGGTAACTTCGTTAATGTTACTTCTAGGAATAAACTGACTAGGGATAGTTAAATCTCTAACTCCTTTGATATGTTGAGTAAATCTGCCGTCCTTAAATACGTTTTCAACAAATAAGATTTGATAGATACCTATAACGCTGTCATTGACATCGAACGTCATATTTTGATTATCTTCAGTTACATCTGTATTAGGTAATTGAACGTGTAAGTATACTAAATTTCCGCCTTTGTAATAGTTGGCGTGTTGTTCAATACCCTTGCCCCAGTCATATTTCCTAATACTAAAATTAGGATCTAATTTCTTTATGGTATCTGTGGCTTTTGTTTTAAAGTCGTCGGACATTTCTATATCGTTTAAGAACTTTTCTGATGCGTAGCCAATGTTCGGGGGACCAAACCAATATGGATCTCCCCTAACTTCCATATCTAAGTTTAATAAGTCTTTGGCTTGTAGTGCAACGTTAAAGATTTTATCCATTAAACGTTCTGCTTCTGCTCTTGGGTTATCTTGTAAAGATATTACGCCATCCGGTGCCATTATCGGACGCAGACTAGGATAGTTGTCCGATAAATCTAAACTTGCTTTGAGTGCTTTAGTGTAGTCGAGGTCTTCGATATACAATCCAGATAGTGCTGACAACAATTCTGCTCTGTTAGTTGCATTTGCAGCACCTTCGGCTGCGTCTGTCTTTGCTCCAGTTTTAGCATCTTTGGTTGCCCTAGCTTCTAACAATGCCTTTTCTTTCGCTTGTATTCTTAGTTGGGTTCCAGAGTCTTGTGGTTGGCTTCTTATTTGTCTTAGTTCTTGTTCTAACTGCTGTATTCTTGCGTTCAGCACAATCATGTTATCGGATACTGCGTAAGGTGTTAACTCTCTGCTACTGTTAACGTGATAATTCATTGTGCCGAAACCAGCTTTTTCTCTGTCAGTCCAAATGACCGGAAAGCTAGGCAAGTAGTATGCTTGGTTAAGTTGTATGTCTAACTTTAATATTTCAGTATTCAACCCGGTATATGCAAAGTAATACCACTTAGATAACAAACCTTCTTGAATATATGCCTTTAACTTGTTCAATACCAATGGTCTATTTGCAGGTGCATGTAATACGTCTAGCTCGTCAGGGTATTGATATAACTTAGGTTCCAGTGCTAGCCATATGAAGAAGATATGCTTGCAAGCATAACGACCTCTAATATAGTCGTATGTTTTATAAACTGTATATGTTTCAACTCGGACGAAGTTATAGATCTTACCCATGATCTCTTTTAACCTATCTTTGCTGGTGCTACCGCTTTTTGCAGGTTGTCCTTTGCCGCCATCATTATAATTTTTTGTATACAACTCGTCGGCATTATTAGTGCTGGATAATATTTTTGTGATTTGTGCGTTCAGCGTTGTACCAGCACGGGCTTCCACGTTAAACTTATCCCAACTAAACTTATACCAAGCACCTTTTTTAATAGCATCGGCTTCGCCTTTGGTGGTAAGTGTCCACTGTTCTATCGTAGGGTCAACGACAAAGTAATATTCATCATGGAAGTCATCTGTGCTTGCTGGATGTTCTGTGTTTGGCCAATCACCTTTGCCGGCTTTCTCGCCTGCCTTAGCGTAGGCAAATTCCTGACGCTCTAAAACTGTAGCCAACCCCCTGAAGTATTCCCCGACGTTTTTAACATCGTTGACTGTGGCAGTTACTTTAATAGGTTGCACTTGGCTGTTCATGGCATGTTGAGCGCAATGTACAAACTTAATAGTATACTCGCTGCCTTTTTCATTAATGCGACCATCAGTGCTGACAAACATAACAGGCCACATGTATTTTATTGTGGGCTCATCTATTGTTTCTGCAGATATAAATTCTATTTCTAACAAGTATCTTGCATCTAAGTGATTAATAATACCCAAGTCTATGGCTGCAAATCGCAAGTAATCAATAAATCGAGATCCTAGAGGTTCGATGATTTTAATATCACCTTCAACAAGATATGCGGTAAAAGAATCAGCATTAGGTGCAACTGCGCTTTTCCAGTTTACTTCTTCTAGGATAAATTTACCCGTTGTGGCAGTTTCACAAATGATCCTGCCTAGGCTAGGATCCATTTTAGAAACATCTGCGGGTCTGACTTGTGTCAATCTTGCGTAATACATTACTGATTCAACCTATTCAATATATTTTCTTGGCCAGCCATTCGTTTTAATCGTTCTAGATTTTGCTTGCGCCACTTATCGTCTGTTGGGGCTGGCTTCTTCTTATCTTCAGTCTTGGGCTCTGCTGGTTTATATTTACTAGGTGTACCAGTAGGAGCATTAGGCGGAATCTTATCTAATACCTTTTCACCCATAGCGGCTTGAACTCCATTTTTTACACCTTCTCTATTAGCAATGAAGTCTTTGTAATCGGCTGCACTATGTTCTGCTTTCATTATGCCAGCATTATATGCTTCCATAGTTTTAGCATCGTTCATGTTAATCTTATTGCTGTTCAAATCACTTAAAATGCGTTGCTTGTCTGCTTCACTATAACCGCTGGCTGGATCATTAATATAATTTGTCATGCCACCCTTAACGTTAGCATAGTATTGACCGTAATTATATGCATCGCTACCAGGCTGGCCATATTTGCCCCTGAAGGCCGCGTCATTTTCTATGCCGCCGCTACTAGTCCTAGGGGGTGTATTAATTCTAGTTAGATTAGGCAAATCTGCATAGCCGCCACCAAGGTTAGCATTTACACTTTCTTGTTGTCCTTGTTCGTTATATACTGTTCGTGGGCCGCTTAACTTTGCCTGTGCGTTTAATGTATTAGCACGTACACCGCTGTCCCAGTTAGCAAACTCTACGTATCCTTTAGATCCGTTCTGACTATTTTGCCATTGAACTGGGCTATTGCGAATAAAGCCGATGTTGTATTTGTTGCTGTAAGCTGCCATGATCACCTCAATGTACTAAATTCGTCACTGAGTTTGGCCTTGTCAGGAACTAACACTGTCATACCAGACCTAAAGTCCCAGATCGGATCTTTAATAGCATCGGCATTGGCCAAGGCAATCATCCACCAATATCTACTACTGCCATATTGTTGATAACTAAACAAATCTATTCTATTGTCGCACTCCGGCGGAACTACTACTGTTTTAGAATTCACTCCTGTCATCGAAGGAAGTTTAGCAATGTCAAGGTAGAATCCATTTTTGCCTGTGCTGTGCAAATAACTTTTATTATCGTATGTAGACATTAAATGTATCCTTTGGTCATAAGCTCGCCAGTGGCAAATTTGTCTAAACTAAATTCATTAACCGTTTTGTGTAGGTTTTGTTGAACTATTAGGCTTATATTAATAGTAAACAATATAGGCAATGATATAGTATATGACTGTTTGTTATTAATTGTTGTATCGCCGCTGGTAGCACCTGTAGTATCTTGATTTTGTACATCAGTGCTGGCTATTTGTTGATTGCGAACCTGCGAGCCAGATCCATTGTCTTTAATTCTACTGTTAACTAAATTACCATTAGAGTCAAATGTGCCGGTTACATAGTCAACATCTTCAGGGAATACCATATTAAACTTGCTAATATAAACTGGTACATCGTTAAAAACTGTAGCACCGTAGGCAAAGAAGTTTAATATTCTCGGTGGCAGGCCACGCATTGGATCCTTGCGTCCGTAATTCATTTTAGTGTATGTTCGTAAGAACCTCATTGCTTTTTCAGTAGCGGCGAACTGCGATTCGGTATGGGCACTGAACTTACAACTTAAACTTAGACTAGGGTTTTCGCTACGGCTATAAGCAAAAGGTTGGTAGTTTGTATGCGTCAATCCGTAGATTTCGTGCTTAACGTCCTGCACATAGTCTATCTGCGGGGTATACGGAAAGTCCAACCTTGTGAGGTTAGCAACGGGATTTTTGCAAATTAAATATACACTCATACAGATATTTATCGTATAATTAAAGTATCTGTTTATCCTTTTGACTTACAAAAGGTTGACTTATTCACACAGGATTTGTTACAATGTCAACTATGGATCCAACTAATAAACTTGTTGCAAAACAATACCTAACCAATAAAGAATTACTCAAAGAACTACATTTGAGCAAGAACCGATACAGTTCTTACACTAGCCCAGAATACGGCGACTATGATCTAATTCTTCCAGATCTAAGCAAAATCAATGTTAGAACTACCGCAGAGGCAAAACGTAACAAAGCACTAAAACTCAGTCAGCGAGCTCTGGCAGAGGCCCAAATTACAAATCCGAAGATTAAATTAGCCGATGTAGAAATTGACTATAAAAAAGTTGCCAAAACTGATGTTGTCTTTAGGATAATGACACACGATCATATTCCTTTAGAGCCCGGGCGTAAAAAGACTCCTAAGAGTCGCGGTGATCATCACACCAAAGTAAATTTTCCTCCGTATCAACATTATAAGTTTGATGAAAGCGATAATTTAGTCTGCGTAGGTAAGAGTCACTGGCAAGGCGATGTAACTACTGGAGAATTTTGTTTAAGTCACGGAAATATGACTAACAAATTAGCCAAAAGCTTTATGCTATTAGTAGAACGCTACAGTATGCGTTTCAACTGGCGAGGCTACACTTATGTAGATGAAATGCGTAGTCAAGCACTATTACAGTTAAGTCAAATTGGGCTACAGTTTGACGAATCAAAATCACAAAACCCATTTGCGTACTATACCGCTGCTATCGACAACAGTTTTACTCGTATCCTTAACATTGAAAAGAAAAATCAAATGATACGAGACGATATGTTAATTGAAGTTGGACAAAGCCCTAGCTTTACACGACAAATGGAACATGAGTCTGTTATGCGTGAAGAACGCGAAAGACTTGCTAGCCTTAAAGAGGATTATTGAAATGACATTCGACGAAGCAGTTATTAAACTACACGAAGTTGCCAGATTAATCGAACAGCAAATTGGCACAGGACAGTTATCAGAAGATGTTAGACATTGCGCTGACAGACTTAGCACGTTGCTAAAACCCATGCCAACTAAATCCGCAGAATATGACCCAGTTATTTAAACGAGCCGCTGTCTTTACAGACATTCACTTTGGTATGCGCCAAAACAGCAAAGCACACAATGAAGATTGTTCTGCGTTTGTTAAATGGTTTTGCGAAACTGCCCGTAAGAATGACTGCGACACTGCTATCTTCATGGGCGACTGGCACCATCATCGTGCTACTGTTAACGTTAGCACATTAAACTATACTGTTGATGCAGTTAACCAGATTAGCAAAAACTTCGAACGATTCTTCTTCATTCCTGGCAATCACGATTTATATTACAGAGAAAAACGAGACCTTAACAGCGTTCCATTTCTCAAGAATTTAAAAAATGTGATTTTGGTAAATGATGTTTATACCGAAGGCGATGCCAGTTTGGTTCCGTGGCTCGTAGGCGACGAATGGACTGCGATGAAACGCTTAGATAGTCGCTATGTGTTTGGTCACTTTGAACTGCCTAGTTTTAAAATGAATGCTATGGTAGAAATGCCAGACCATGGTGGGCTCAACAGCGGTCATTTTCCAAATCAAGAATATGTTTTCTCGGGTCACTTTCATTTGCGGCAACAGCGCGGCAATGTTCATTACACAGGTAATGCGTTCCCACATAACTTTGCCGATGCTGGAGACGATGACCGCGGCATGATGATTTTAGAATGGGGCAATGCGCCGCAGTATATTCCGTGGCCTAATGCTCCTAAATTTAGAAACATCGAACTTACCAAGCTTATCGAGTCTCCGGAAAAGTATATGGATGAAAACACATTCATTAGAATTACTTGTGATGCCGACATCAGCTATGAGGAAGCAAACTATCTCAAAGAATCTTGGCAAGACACATTCAATCTGCGTGAGATTACTCTTATCCCTGCTAAGAAAGAAGAACACGCACAGGATTGGAGCGGTGATGTTCATTTCGAAAGTGTAGACCAAATCGTTCTAACGCAATTAGCGGCAATTGAAAGCGAAGTGATTGATCGTCAAGTGCTCATTGACATTTACAATCAGCTTCATGTATAATACTTTATGATTAAGATTAAAAATCTAACAATTAAAAACTTTCTATCAGTAGGCAACGTAACGCAGGGCTTGCGATTTGATCAACATGGACTTACCCTTGTCTTAGGTAATAACTTAGACTTAGGTGGTGATGGCAGTCGCAACGGTACGGGTAAGACTACTATTGTTAACGCACTTAGTTATGTATTATATGGCAATGCACTAACTAACATTCGCAAAGATAACCTCATCAACAAAACAAACAGCAAGAACATGATGGTTACTTGCGAGTTTGATTGTAATGGTGTCCAGTATAAAATTGAACGCGGTCGAAAACCTAACTTGCTTAGATTCATTGTCAACGATAAGGTAGACAACGACGTAGACAATGAAGAACAACAGGGTGAAAACAAAGAAACGCAAGAACATATTGAACGTGTTATCGGCATGGGTCATGATATGTTTAAGCACGTTGTTGCGTTGAATACATACACTGAACCTTTTCTCAGCCTTAAGGCCAATGACCAACGTGAGATTATTGAACAACTGCTTGGTATCACACAATTAAGTGAAAAGGCTGTATTACTAAAAGAGCTAATAAAAGGCACCAAAGATCAAATCAAAGAAGAAGAATATAGGATCAAAGCTGTCACTGATGCTAACAACAAAATTAAAACAAGCATTGACGACTTAGAGCGACGTAGCAGACTTTGGCAAACTAAACAAAGCGAAGACATTGAACGATTAGGTGCCGCTATTACTGAGTTACGGAACATTGATATTGAACTCGAACTATCAAACCACAAAGCACTGGCGTTATGGAGAGAGCAAGACAGTCAGTTAGTTCGCTACAATAAAGACTTGGCAACACATCAAAGTGCTATTAAGCGTCTAAGCAAACAACTAAGCGAATTACAAAGTGCATTAGCCAAAGCAGAAGACCACCAATGCCATGCATGTGGGCAAACAATCCACGACACTAAACAGGAATCTATGCTGGCCGAATTACAGGCTGCGGCATTACTAATTGGCACCGATTTGGAAAAAGAAGCCAAAGAAGAAAAGAAAATCTCCAGTGCCATTAAAAAGATGGGCGAGATTGGTTCTCGACCCGCTGTCAAGTATAACAACATCGACGACGCAGTTAACCACAAAAGTACATTGGAAACTGCTATGGATCAGCTTGAACGCAGGGCGTTAGACTTAGATCCGTATATCGAGCAAATTGATCACTTAAAAGAAACTGCTCTTGAAGAAGTAGACTTTGAAGTTATGAATAAACTGACTAAATTACTTGAACACCAGGAGTTTCTGCTGAAGCTACTAACTGCCAAAGACAGTTTTGTTCGCAAACGTATCATTGAGCAGAACCTCAGTTATTTGAATCACCGATTGGCACATTACTTGGAAAAGCTAAGTTTACCGCATACTGTTAAGTTTAGAAGCGACTTAGAAGTTGACATTACTCAACTCGGTCAAGAGTTCGACTTTGACAATTTGAGTAGAGGTGAACGCAATAGACTTATCTTAGGTCTAAGCTGGGCTTTCCGGGATGTTTACGAAAGTTTAAACCGTCCTATTAACTTGTTGTTCATTGACGAAATGATTGACAGTGGCATGGATGCTAATGGCGTAGACAATGCGCTGGGCATACTTAAAAAGATGGCCAGAGAACAGAATAAAAATATTTTCTTAATCAGTCACAGAGACGAGCTCGTAGGTCGTGTTAATAACATACTACAAGTAGTTAAGGAAAACGGATTTACAACATTCAGTACGGATGTAGAAATGGTAGAGTCATAATATGAACACAGAAGAACAAGTTTTAAAAATTATCGAGGCAGATTTTAAAAAGTCCGAAAAGGAAATAAGAAGCGCCAAAAAATGGAGCGACTTAGACTTGGACAGCTTAGATACTGTTGAGTTAATAATGAAAATAGAAGAACAGTTTGACATAATGTTTGACGACGAGGAAACTCAAGGCATCAACACTATGAGCGAACTTGTTCAACTAATCGAATCAAAAAGGAGCTGATATGGATGTAGAAAAGAAAATTCTCGATGTCATCGTCGAACACTTTGAAAAAAACCCCGACGAAGTTATCAACGCCCCAACATGGAAAGATATCGGTTTGGCCAGTTTAGATTCTATGGAAATTATTTTCATCTTAGAAGATGAATTTAGTTTAGAAATCCCAGATGATGAATACCCAAACTTAAACAACTTCCGTAAGTTGGTGGATTATATTAAGGAACACATAAATGAGTGAAGAACAAGTAATTAACAATCACGATGAGATTGTAAAACAATTTGAAGCTTACTTGGCAGAAAACGCCAAGTTTACACAAAAAGGTGTAAAGGCTGCGGCAGGCAGAGCACGTAAGGCATTGCAAGAAATGAGCAAGGCTATTAAGATGCGACGCAAAGAAATTACCGAAGAAAAAGCGGCTTTGGCAGCAAAATAACTGGGAGGGTCTTGATAAGTATCTACACAATGACGTGGTACTATCAAGACAGTCCGGTTGAAACATTACCCGAGGACTGCATCGGTTTTGTTTACATTATTACAAATCTCACTAATGGACGAATGTACATTGGTAAAAAATTGGCTAAATTTTCTAAGACAACTTATAAAACTGTAAAACTCAAAAACGGCACTAAAAAGAAAAAGAAAATTAAAAGCAAAATCGACAGCGACTGGCTCACATACTACGGCTCCAACGATGAACTTAACAAAGACGTCACCACATTAGGCGCAGACAATTTCCGACGCGAAATACTTTATTATTGCAAAACCAAGGCAGCGTGTTCATATATCGAAGCAAGAGAACAGTTTAGTAGACGTGTTCTTGAAAGCAAAGATTACTACAACGGACACATTCAGGTCAGAGTTCACGGCTCCCACATTATAAACAAAATCTAAGACACTACTGATAATGCCCGCACCGGCAAGTTAAACAAGGTGCCTGAATCCCTTCTGATGTGAGAGGGTAGGAAATTCCGAGCGGTAGCGGAGACATGTTTGCCACTATCCCAATGACGTTGGGACGAAGCGTTAGTCTTGAAAGACGCTGGCATGTGTATGTATAGACAAAAAGAGTGGGCTCTGTTGAGTCATTGCAACCCACAAGAAACTTAGTGTTCATCTATCAGCTAAAAGTTTCTGCGTTATAGGACTGTGTAAAAGGGTACAGCGTAACCGCCCTTGCTTAGTATAAGTTACAGCGATAGATTACGATAATGGGCCTCCGGCATGTTATTTTTACTTTTTGCCCTTAACAGGGCTAAGTACGACTGCAAAACCTTGGCATATATTACTAGTAAGAACAATATTAAATCATCACGTAAAGTAAGAAAAAGAATATAAAGATTAGTTGTTTATGCGAACATAGTGAAGCTAAACATTAATCTTAGTTGTTCTCTGAACAACTTTAAGTTAAATTAGTTCTTGCTTTAACTCTTGCTTGGGTTTTAAGCCCTTATCTAACTTGATTTTCGCTTGGAGTACTTTGGAGAATATTTCACGTTCTTCATAAGTCATATTCCATA